ATCAACTCCATCACGCCCGTCCTTTGGCACAGGGATCGCGGCAATCAATTCCTCGGCATGCGATTTCAGTGCAGGCAGGACATCGTCCACCGTCACGCTCTTGCCATCAGCACCAGGAGCGCCCTTCTCAGGAGCGAACTGCTCGACCGCATCAAGACGGCGAACTATTGGCGTCAGGGCTTTCCCGATGTAGTCATGAAGTGCCGCAATGAATTGCTCGAGGTTAAGATTCATGGACTAGAGCCTCGGGTGATTTCTGGTTCAGTAGCAGAATGGCCTTGGAGGTTTCGTCGACCTCACTCATATCTTCATCAGACTCAGGGCTAGGCGTAGGCGTCGGAGCTCTTCCGGATTTTGCAAATGGATCCTCTTTGGAATCGCGCTTTGCCAGCGCTTCCAGAGAATAGTTCTGCTGCTGCATGTATATCGTGTCGCCACCTTTGACAGGCTTGCGATTGCGCTTGGCTCGACCCTCGTTGGGAGTTGCAAGCGAGCCCTTCACTTCTTCTGCCAACATCTTCACCTGCGTCAGGAAGTCCAAACGAATGAGGCTCTCAACGTCGAGCTCTACTCTTTTGCGCTTGCCCTGAATAGGAACATCCAGACCGAGACCGTGATCCATGCTGGCCTCGTAATCTTCGATCAGATCCTGCAGGCAGTCAGAGTAGTAAATCTGGTTCAGGGTTTCTGAGTTATTCACCGGGGCCGGGCCGACCCCGATTTTAAATGGCGGCACGTGGAACGCTGAGCAGATGCTGTTCGAAGTCCAGTTCAGCTGCTCGATGAACTGTGCTTCTTCTGCAGAGATCGAAAGCTTCTCGTACTTCATGCCATCGCCAAGCACGGCGGTCTTACCGAAGTTGCCGCCGGTGAAGTTCTCTTCCCACTTGTCCTTCAGCAACACGGCATTTTCTTTACTGATTGGACCTGGCGCTACCAGGACGCCGCTCGGCCGACTCATGTTCGAGAACAAGCGCGCGGAGTTGTTCTGCATAGCCAAGCCTTGAGTGGCAGCCAGTCCTGCAGCGTACAGTGGAGAGAGCCCCACCAGAGGATGAAACAGAGCGTTCATTCGGTCGTGAATGATTTCTGATGCAGGCACAACGATCTCACCGTAAATCATGGCAAGGTTGTCATCATTCAGGCGGTAATAAACGCCGCCATCCTCAGTGACCAATGTGGTGACCCGATCCGGATCAAGCACGTGCAGCGCTACTACCACACCTCGAGCGTCTCGGCCTTTGAGCACATACGTGTTGCCCCGCAGAAGCTTGGAGTACATCCAACTCTTTCGGAACTGATTGGAATTCTGGTAGGAGTTCGGGCGACGCAGCACTGGACTGAAGGCAGGACTTGATGTCTCTGACCAGATACCATCAGTATCTTCCATCAGCATCTGTTGCATCTTGCCGATATCGTTGCCGATGCGCGTTATACAGGCGAACACGGCCTGCTGCGTCGGAAGATCGGCTTGATTGATTTCAACATTCTGCTGCCAAGCGCCTGGATAACTGTCGAATATAGTCATCCATCGACCGTTTCGACCGTCCAGGCCTGACAGCGCTGCCGACTTCACACGCCTCACGCTGAAATCAAATCCGAGAATTCTCACAGGAATTAGTTTTCGCTCTGATTGCGTCGTCGACCGCGACCGCGGGACGCAGGGGTGGTGGAAGTAGATGCGGTGGCAGATGTGTCTTTCGCGCCTGGCGCGGTATCTGTCTGAGAATCTCCGGACGCAGCAGCGATGTCAGCCGCAGAGGTGTCGGCTGCAGAGGTGTCGGAAGTACCGGACGTAGCTGTACTTTCGTTATCGGAAGAATCCGAGTCACCAGCCTGTCCTTTGTCTGCGCTGCTGGACCCGGCATCCGGCCCCTGCCCTTGCTCGCCGGGCGCCGACCCATCACCACCAGACGCTGCAGGCGGCTCGTCAAGGGACTTCTGAACCGGCGGTTCAATCACCATCCGCATGGCTGGAGTCATGTTTGTGTTGAGCTCTGCCTTGCCGATGCGCACAAGCAGATCGCCGTGCTTTCGCTTGGCAGTGAATTCATCGCCGACGCGCAGGCGGCGGCCGTCGTAACTGAGTGTCTTTTTCGCAATAAGATCCATCGTAACCTCGAAAGAGCTCCCGGGCCGCCCGAAGGCGACCCGGGGCCAAAGCGCTAACTATCAGGCTGCAGTGTCAGCGGCGCCGTAGTTGGCGTCGTCGATGTACTGAGTCACGTGGCTGCGTCGTTTCGCGTAGTTCAGCGGACGGACGATCTTGATTGCAACGCTTTCAGTCTGGAACATCGAAACCGGCGTGTTCGCAGATGCGGCCGGAGTATCCGACGCACCAGCAGGCACCGAGTTCATTTCGATGGTTGCATCGCGAGACATGCTCACCTGGATGCCGCGGTCGCCGATCTTGTAGATATCGGTAGGCTTGAGCAGGATCAGGTGGTTGGCGTTCACGTTGTCACCAGTAACAACGGGGTCACCTTCCAGCGTGCCGCCGTTCTGAGAGATGCCGGTGAATTCGGCCTGACCCAGAGCGTTGCGCAGCAGTTGGATGGATTTCGCCAGAGCTGGATTCATGACGAACGTCAGGCCAGATGCGTTCTTGGCACTGATGAACGGCGCGTACAGCTGCTTGATGTCAGCGCGCACGCCATCGCCATCAATGCCGTCAGAGCTGAAGGCAGACACAGCGCGCAGAAGACCTGCTGGAGACACGCCAGATACTGCGGCGACGTCTGACAGGAACGTGGTATCAATGCGCTGTGAGCACGCCTCTACCAACGCATCACGCACCAGCATTTCAGCTGAGGGTGAGGACTCTCTCATCAACTTCAGAGAGATAACCGCCAGTGCAGCAACATCCAGAGACGTCAGTGTGACCGCCATGAAATCCTGGGCTGTTGCCGGGATGGCCTTGGACTGACCCACCCAGTAACCGGTACCGATACCCTCTTGACCAGAGATGGTCACGTTCTCAGGCACTTCACGCAGGGCCAACTTGTCGAAGACAGTCATGCCTGCCAGGTAGCTGATGAAATCGCCGCGGAAACGGCCATCAATCTGCACCAGTTCGGCACCCCACTCGCCAGAGCCAGAACCGCCGCCGGCAACTTCATTTGCCTTCAGGATTGCAGCCAGAGAGGGGTTGGATTTACCCCAGCGGTGCTGAGCGATCGCAGAAGCTGAAAGACCTTCCAGCTGCGCCAAGGTCTTTGCAATCACCAGGCGAGTGAAGCTCTGGCCTTGGAACTTGTCTTCCTGCTCGCCAGACTTGATGACGATGTGTCCGTCACCAGTGCGTGAGCGAGAGGCGGACGCTGCAGCAGCATTGGTGCCTGCAGCCTGATCAACAACCCGCGCAGTGCCTTTCTGCACATTGAGAGCCTCGACGCGCTTGAGGCGAGCCAGATCCAGATCAATTGTCTTGATCTCTGACTCGAGCGTGTCGAACTCTTCCGCTTCGGCCTCATCGGTCGTGCGGGCTTCTTCCATGGTTTTCACCATGATTGCTTCCATGCGAGCGGCCTTGGCGGCACGCGTCGCTTCCAGATCACGGATCTGTTCTTGAATGTTCATGATGGACTCCTCATGATTTTAATGGGTGGACGTTTCTGTTGCCCCGATACGCCGGGCGCTTTGATCAACTGCACAGCGCCTGCTTTGCGGCCGGACGCGGCCCGCAGTTGCGCACAGATGGATTTGATGGCAGTGATGGAGGCTTCTTGGTTTGCTGGGATCGTCACGCATGACAGTTCCAGCCACTCCCACTGCAGGAATCGATAACTGTAGGTCCCCTCGATCTTGGAGTACTCGATAGGGTTGAATCCGATGGACAGCCCGCGCACCAATCCGGAGCTGATCATCTGCCAGGCCTTCAGCAGACGGTCCTTCAACTCGCCGTCTTCAGGTATGTCCGCGATCTTTCCGACCACTTCGATACCGGCATCGGTGATGGTGGCCTCTGTAACCCAGCCGATTGGGTCCCAGGAATCGTGCTGCCACAACAGAGGGATCGGAAGCTTGAACACAGCGCCTTTCGGCTCGACTATGTCGCCCATCCGATCGGCGGAAGGAGTGGTCGCAATGCCACGGAATGTTCTGGCGGCAACGTCAACCGCTTTGATCTGGATGACAGCAAACGCGCGCTTCATTTCCATAGGGCACCTCAAATGAAAAAGCCCGCGCTGGGCGGGCTTATACAAAGAAAATTTCGTAGTCCTTGGTTGCGGACTGGTTGGTCATGGCTCTACCTATAGCCATGATGAGAGCAACGCCGCCGTCGATCTTGTTGTCGGGGCGCTCTTTGTTCGGATAGATGTTGTCTTTCTTGTCGAGTGTGGCCACCACGTTGGAAATCATCCACGTGAGTACTGGACAACCTCCATGGGCTAGAACGCCCTGCAGCACCAGAGCCTCCAACTCCTTCATCGGAGCGCTCATGGTCTGTACTGTCTGGCGAACCTCCACCATCGTGATGCCCTCTTCGGACATCTCGGTTGCCAACTGCGTAGCCTGCCAAGGGTCGTACCCGGCCTGCTGCAAGTCGAATCGCCCTGCGAACTCGCGAAGGTCATCCTTGATCACTTCGAAGTCGATGATCTCTCCATCGGTAAGCGTCAGGAGACCCATGTTGTTGAACTCCATGTACCGCCCGGAGTTCGCGTCAATCTGTTCGAGCACTCTGGCCTCTGGCAGGTAGTACCGGCCATGCGTGTGCCATAGCGGATCCTCGCCATGCGGCGGAAACACCATCAGCAGCGCCGCAATGTCGACCTTGCTGGCCAAGTCGAGCCCGACGTAGCAGGGCCGACCCTCCAACTCCGACAGCGGCTTCCTCATCGGGCAGCCGGCCCACTTCAGCATATTCATCCAGGCAGACTTGGCTCCCACCCACTGATTCAGATGCTTCGTTCGGAAGATCGATTGCTTGGCAGCGGACTGCATCGCCTCGCGTTGCCTTGCCCGCAGGAAGTCTCCGGAGACTGAAACGTCGTAGTTCGGATTGGCCTTGATCAGCGCGTCTTCGCTGGTCCAGTCGTCGTCCTTGTCGGTGGTGTACAACATGGCCCACAGTTCAGGGAGGTCTTTGACGCCCTGCAGCATCTGCTCGGCATCTCGCACGAGGTTATGGCAGGGCCCTCCGATGCTTGAACCAGCCGTGGTGATCACCAGCATGATCGGCTGCTCGCGCGCGCCCATGCCGGTTTCCATCGTGTCGTACAGCGACGAGTCTTTGTGCTCGTGATACTCATCGACAATCGCGCAACTGGGCGAGGATCCATCACCAGGTTTGCCGATCACCGGCTCGAACCTGCTGCCATCCTCCATCCGGAGCAGATTGCTGGCGTTGACCTCGACTCCGAAGTGGTCGCACAGTGCTGGGGTTCTCTCGGCCATCAGCTTAGCCGGACGGAACACCTCCCATGCCTGCTTCTCGGTGGTCGCGCCGGAGTACACCTCCGCACCGAACTCACCATCAGCGCAGAACATGTAGATGCCAACGCCGCCGCCGATGATGGACTTGCCGTTCTTCCTTGGAACGAATACCAGGATGACGCGAAAGCGCCTGGCGTCATTGTCTCGGCGCACCCATCCGAATGGGACGCAGATGGAGAAGACCTGCCAGTCCTCGAGGGTCACCAGCTGACGCTTGCTGGCCCAACGCCCCTTCGTGTGCGGCAGCTGCTGCAGGAACTTCGCCAGTCGCTCAGATCTGGCCGGATCAAAATAATATGGGTAGTCGGCTTCGTCGGCTTTGGCCAAGTCGTCCAGATGGCGCTGACACGCCAGCTTCACCCATTGGCAGGCTGGCACCGTCCCATCTACGACCGACTGCGCGTAACTCATCGCACGCCGAACGTTCGGGAAGTCGCTCATCAGAACTCGCTAAACGGATTCTCCGCTTTCTTCCTGCCGCCAGGTCCTGCCACCTTCGCGCGATCAGAGGGGGACAGGCCGAACTTGCCGAGAATCGCTTCCAGACGGGTGAGGCGGGCAGCGGTGAAATCCAGCGGGCTCTGACGAAATTCCCACGTGAGCTCCACGGCTATTTCCAGCATCAGGCGATCCGACTGGGTGATCACGCCCTCGGGAACCATTTTCACAATCTCGCGCCAGATTACCCGTCGCTCATCATCCAGATGTTTGCCCGGCGGTTTCAGGCGCCCAGCAGACTTTGGATCAACGCGCCGGCGGTTTGGGTTCTTGTCAAATGCACCCCGAGCGTCCAGGACGTTGGTCGGAGTTCTGGGTCTGGACATGGCCCAACCTCAAAATGGAGTTTTGTGGATGTGAAAATGTGAC